AAATGTTTTTTAAGATTATAAATATTTATATTCTTATTTATAATCTTAAAAGCTAAAAATTAAAATTAAATTAAGATCATAAAATCATTTACCGTATCTCAATTTATGAAAGATTTTAAAGAAATTATTAATCTTAAAATAGATTTAGATAAATAATAAATTATACAGTTTAAAGATTAATAGTCTGTATATGCCGTATTTATTTTTATGAAGCGTATCTCAGCAAAACTCTTAATTTCATAAAAAAAGATACGGTAAGATTATTTAAGACTATTTATTTTTAATTAAATATATTTTATATCTGATTAAAGATATAAAATATGATTAAATTATTTTGGTCTTTAGCGTATCTGATCGTATCTAGCGTATTTAATGTTTCATAAGTAAAATATACGCTAAAATTATTTAAATATATATATATATTATAATTATTATGTCAAACTGTTTTTTATGTAATACAAATCATATTGACAATTGGAATAGTTGTGGGCTTGTATTAGATGTAATTTTAAATAAATATAAAAAAATAAAAATAGATAATTATTTGTCTGAATTTAAAAACATAAAACTATTAATATCTAAAAAAAATAAAAATAAAAATAAAAAACATAAATGTGAAAACTGTGGAAAGGTGTTATCTTCAACATCAAATTATAAAAAACATATAGAATCTAATATATGTAGAAAAAATATAGTTATTGAATATAAATGTGATAGTTGTGGTACAATATTTGCAGCAAAACAAAATTTATCATATCATCAAATACGTAATGTTTGTGGTAGTTTAAATAAAATTGATAATAAAATAGATAATCATATTAATAATTCTAATATTAACTCTAATAATACAACTAATAATAACACGGCAAATAATGTACAAAATAATATCCAAATTAATGTTAATCCAGAATCTGTCGAGTTATTACCTTTTAGAGATGCAAGTTATAAAATACCTACTAAAAAATATTTGGAATATGCTAATAATCCAGATCAAGCTATTAAGCAATTTGTAAAGGATTATCATTTAAATCCTGATAAACCAGAAAGACAAAATATTTTAAATACAAATAGACGAGATAATAGAGTTCAACTATTTGATTTTGATGAAGATTTTATCTGTAGATGGCAAACCAAAGATAAATCCAAAGTGTTAGAACTTTTATGTGATCGTGGGGTTAATGCTCTATTTTTTGCTAAAACGATGTTAGCTGCTGCTGGTATAAAGTTAGATCCCAAAAAGGAGATCGAACTAAATGCAAAAATAAAAGAATATGAATCATCTGACAAAGTTAAAAAGAAATATGTTGATATGATAGGAGATCTAACATATGATTATAGAGATATGGTTGAATCTAATAAAAAGAAAATAGATAATCAAGTTAAACAACTTGATAATTAAATATCATTGGATTTTTTAGCTGATTTCTTAGTCGATTTCTTAGCTTTGATTACATTTGGAGATTCTAATGTTTCATTTTCTTGATTTTTCAATTTAATATTTGATTTTTTAGTTGATTTCTTAGCTTTGATTATATCAGTATCTAAAGAATTAACTTCTTGATTTTTTTCTATCTTCGTTGTTTTCTTAGGTTCTAAATTTTTTTCTATGTAATGAACTCCATGTAAAAAAGCATCACATAAATCATCTTTCTTTTTAAAAGTGTTCAAGTGATCAACATATGGTTGATTCCATTTGATAAATTCCAAACAGTTTGTTATACCAAGCTCTTTAGTTTTTTTATATTTAGATCCTGTCTTATCAGCTTGATCTATCTGTTCATTAATATCATCTGTTTTACCTGCTATTTTTAATTTATTTGATGGAGCAAAAAATGTTATTTTACTTATTGTTGAACCATTAATTTCTTTTTCAACTAGACCTCTAATCATAAACCACGTATATATTACATCAGAAATTGCTTTCATTGTTGGATTTTTAAATGTAGGCTGATTTTCTATACATACCACATCAACTTTTAAAAATAGTTCTTTGTAAGTGTCTAACTTATTTAAAAGTGATAATTTTAAATCATGAATTGTAAAGTCCTTGACAAAAGTTTTATATTTGGTAAGTGCACGAATCTTTTCTTCATTGCGAGATATCATTTCTTTGTGCTTAGTACATATAGAATTACCTCCCCACATATATTTTGATTTTGTTTTACATGAAGCTGCATGAGAACATTTACAACTAGTATCCTCACATTCAACAAACTCTAAAGGATGAGTTTGAAGAAGTGCTTTGTGTAAAAGTTTGTGTTTGGTACAAAAATAATATTTTGTGCCTGCTATTTCAGAAGTTTGTGTAATAGGATTTGTACAACCTGTATTTGCACAGGATAATTTGTCTTGTTCAGTTAAATTAATAATATTCCAACATTCTTTATGTGATGATTCATTTGATTGGATATAGTACTTATTATCAATTTTTTCAATAATACAATAAGCTAAATTTTTAATTCCAACATCAAAACCTAAAACTTTTACCATTAATAAAATTAATTTATAAACAAAATTTTAAATGTGAATATCACGAACTTTTTTACTATTTTCTAACCAATGGGTTAAACATACTGGCTTGTATTTATCTGCCTCCCCAACATCAACAGTTTCATCTGTACCTGCAATTTTAGCAGTATAAGGAGCTTGTACACATCCATCACAAAAATAACAATATGCATACAACATTTCTTTTCCTTGTGCTAAAGCTTCAATTTGAGGCATGAAACCAAAAGGTCTACGTTTATAATCACCTGATAGTCCAGTAACAATTAGGTATTTGTGATCTACATCCATTGCATGTTCACAAAAATGTACAATATCTTCACCAAAGAATTGAGCTTCTTCAATAACAATTACTTCTGCAGTTAAATAGTCAGAATGAGTTAGATATTTATCAAGACGGTCTGTACTTTGACATGGTTCTTTAATTTTATCATGTGAACAGATAGAATCTAATCCATCATATCTAGTATCAAGAGAATGTTTAAGTACTAATACAGGAACATTTTTAGATTTAAAATTTCTAATTAGTCTAATTAGTTTAGAGGACTTTCCTGCAAACATAGGTCCTGTAATTAAATAAAGGTAACCATGGGATAAAGAATTAGTAACTAAATCTGACATTATTATATAATATATACTAATCTTTTTAAATTATTAAAAATTGCAATTTTTATTTATTGTATCAATCTATTTGATCAAGTAAAATAAATGAATGGACTAAATGAAGATGAAGATGAGGATGAACTTGTAGAATTAGATGATCTTGATGATGATCTAGATGCAGAAGGAATTGTTATAAATGAATCAATAGAAATAAAACCAGGTTCAACATATATACCGGATGATTTATGTGATTTGCCAGGACAAATGGAAATATTTGCAATAACATTAACAGGTTCTATTAATTCAACATTTAATATTCAAAATATTTTGGAATACTATCCATTAGATTCATCAAATTTCTCAACAATTAAATCCAAGCTAAAAACTCGTACTATTATCAAGAAAAAACAAATGAGAGTACCAAAACAAAAAGAAAATTTAACTGGTACAACATCTGAATCTAATATTAATTCACCAGTAGCACCTACACAAGATAATTTTTTCAATCAAATTACAGTGGTAATGACTATTCCAATAGATTATAACTCAGATGAAAAAAAATATGTTAATCTCAAGTTATTTAATAATGGATCAATACAAGTTTCAGGGTTAAAATCTATTCCCCAATGTAATATTATGATTAATAAATTGATTGAACTTTTAAAAGGAGAGTTTTGTGTGTTTCTAAATCCAGAAGGTGAACTTTGTAAAATAGATACACCTGGAGCTATTCCAAAAATTATAAGATTTTTACAATTTGATACAGTTAAACTAACAGGTATAAAAATAAGTATGATTAATACAATGTTTCAGTATCCATCTAAAATTAATAGATCTCAGCTTTATATGAGATTAATTGAACTAAAAATTAATGGTATATTAGATCCTACAACTAGACCTAAATATCAACCAGACATTCATGCACCTGTACATGTTAAAATAGACTTGGGAAATAAAAAACCAGTAACAGTATTTGTGTTTGAAAGTGGTAAAATATTAATAATGGCAGCAAAAAGACGTGAAAATATAATTGAGGCATACAATTATATTAATCAATTACTTCAAGATAATCATGAATATGTTGTTAAAAGAAATTTAGTTGAGATTATTGCAAACGATCAAGACTTGTGCAAATTGATTGACCTAGAGGCGCTATCACAAGTTGTTGACGATTTATAGTATCAGCATAACCAGGAGTATTCATATAATGATACATTTGAGAAGGACCATTTGAATAATATGGATTTGTTTGTAAAGTTGACATTTGATTTTTATTTATATTATCATTATAAAATGGTGTTGTTCTTTGCATCATATTCATATCTGGTCTTGCTGCATTAAAACTACTTTGTCTTGGTGGATTGAAACGATCAATATTTATTTGGTCACGGAGTTCAACAGAACCTATTGAAGTTACAGATGGTGCTAATTTAACATTTGCTGTTGTAGGGTCACGTGATCCTACAGTAACTTCTTTAAATGCATTTGAATTAGCATTTGAGTATTGCATTTGATTTATTTGTTGAGATGTAATACCTCCTGAACCAATATAATTTACATTTTTAACTTGATCTTTTAATGTAGTTGGTGCATACCAATTAGTTGCAATTGCTGCATTTGATTGTAACATTGATTGATTTCCTACACCATTTGTATGTCCATTATAATTAATAAGTTGTTTCATTGTTGTTGGAGCATGAGCATCTGTTACTGCATAACCTGAATCTTGATGTGTACCTGCCCAACCCATTGATTGATTATTTACAAAATCTTGTTGTTGCGTACGTCTTACTTGATCTTGTAATTGAGTTGTTGGACCTTGTTGTGAACTTGCTAAAAACATATTAAACTGTTGAGTCATTAAATCTTGTTGTTGTGTTTGTTTAAGTTGATCTTGTATTGGGATAATATAACTTGAAGGTCCTGTTAAATTATTTTGGAATTGTCTAGTCATTAAATCTTGTTGTTGAGTTTGTTTAGCTTGATCTTGAAATTGTGTCATTTGAGTTTTCTGACCAGTAAATTGATTTTGGAATTGTTGAGCCATTAATTCTTGTTGTTGAGTTTGTTTAGCTTGATCTTGAAATTGTGTCATTTGAGTTTTCTGACCAGTAAATTGATTTTGGAATTGTTGAGCCATTAATTCTTGTTGTTGAGTTTGTTTAGCTTGATCTTGGAATTGAGTCATTTGAGTTTTCTGACCAGTAAATTGATTTTGGAATTGTTGAGCCATTAATTCTTGTTGTTGAGTTTGTTTAGCTTGATCTTGGAATTGAGTCATATGAGTTTTTTGACCAGTAAATTGATTTTGGAATTGTTGAGCCATCAAATACTGTTGTTGTGTTGTATTAGCAACATTATTGGGATTAAATGAATTAAATCCAAAACTTGATGTAGCACCAGTAGCAGGTTGTTGTGCTTGAAGTTGTTGTGTTGGATTAGCAACATCATTAGGATTAAATGCATTAAAACCAGAGTTAGATGTAGCACCAGTAGGAACATATGATGATAGTTGTTGTGTTGGGTTAGCAAGATTATTTGGATTAAATGCATTAAAACCCGAGTTAGATGTAGCACCAGTAGGAACATATGATGAAAGTTGTTGTGTTGGGTTAGCAAGATTATTTGGATTGTATGCATTAAAACCTCTAGATGCACCTGCACCAACTGGATTATATGAAGGTAGTTGTTGAGTTGGATTAACAACATTTTTAGGATCATAAGGTGTAATTGCTTGTTTAACTCCACCAATAACACCAGAGTGTTGAACTGATGTTTGATTTCTTTGAGTATCAGATGCTTGATAAGCTTTTTGATTTTGATTAGATCTATTTTGACCAGATGCAGGACCCATATTAACTTCTCCAAGTTGTTTATCTTTTGGTGCTTTAACTTGACCTTTCATTTTAGGTGTTGCAACACCATAGTTACCAGCAGCTGGACCAATTACAGGAGTTGAAAATGTTCTATTACCAAGTTCCAAATTAATATTATCAGCTATTTTTTGTCCTTTTATTTGACCACCAGATGCAACAGGAGCAACATTTTGTCTAAATTTATCAGGTCTTCTATGTTCGAATGGTGCTACTACTGATCTTTTTTCTCCTTTTTTACCAGGAAGAATTGGTGGTTGATACGAAATTTTTGGATCATCTGCTCTTCTTAGTTCATCTACTGTTTTTGGTAATACACGAGTTGTATCATGTAGCCCACCCAATGAATCTTGATCTAATGATAGACCAATACCAGGACCAATTTTTCTAGGTTCAAATGGTTTTTCTTTTCTTTTTTCCATTTTAACACCATCTTGCATTCTATCTTCAATAAAGGTGGTGACTGCTGGCATTCCACCTTGACCCCATGTATTACCAGCAACAGGTTTAAAAAAAGGTTCAACTTCTTTTTTGGGTTTGTATGTGCCATCAGTAGATGATCCAGTAAAATATTCTAACTTTCTACTATCACGTAGAGCTGGAGTATCCATATCTCTCATTCTATTAAAAATATTCATATTATTATGTGTAAATGATTTATCAGATGCAGAAACTACACCATATGTCATATCTGAGTTATTATTTGAAGTAAAAGCTTCAAAAACAGACCAATCTGAAGTAGCATTACGAAGAGAACCAGATTCATTTGATCCGGTAGGTTTAGATTTAGAATTAAATTTTTGAAGTTCAAATTGAGATTCAAATGTTTCTACATTTTGTTTTGTTGACTCTGGTCTAGTTCCAGCACCCATTTGTTCAGCTTTTTCTTCTAGTCCATAATATACGGGAATCATAAATTTTTTTGGATCCATTGTATCTTTTGATCTTTGTTCATATATATTTTTAACTTTATCATCCATTTGTTTAGTTATATTTGAATGATATTGTGAATATCTATAATCATCTAGCAACACTTTATCACTATATGATGTTTTATTGTCTTGAGTTATTGAATTTTTTTCAGATATATATCCAGCATATCCTAATCCTGCTAATAAAGCTAATTCTGCCATAATAATAATTGTATAGATTAAAATTATTATTAAATAACTAAATTTTTTTAATTTTTAGCACCAGATAACTTTGCATAGTACTGTGCAGGTGTCATATCTTTAGCTTGTAAACGTGTATTTACACCATGACGGTTTGATCCTACTTGATCAGAACCTGGAAGACCAAAGAATACATATGATCTTGGATCTCTAATTGGGAAATCAAATCTTGTTTGAGGTGCCATTTTAACATCCATAACAGATGCTTCTAATCTTGTATTAGTTGGTTCTAAGTTTCTTGAACAAATTCCATTTGCTGGTTTAATTTCTTTTGATAAATAATTAGCATAAGCATTTTTTTCAGTAACTGTTCTACCTTCAACACATCTAGAATCAGGAAGATCTAAATTCTTTAAATGTGATTCAATATCGGATAAAGCAGTAACATATGCAGATTCATTAGGTCCATACCATATACCACGTGAATTACTCATACCATTAGAAGCGATACAGGATGAATTTTGAATTTGATTTGAGTTAACTTTGTATAAACCAGGTGCAGTACCTTGATTTAAACGATTTGATTGGTAGCAATCATCATAAATCTTTCTTGAAAAAATTCCTGACATTAAATATAAATATTATCAAGATAAAAAAAATTTGAAAATTATATATTTTTATTAATTGGAAAACTCCTTTTAAATAAAACAATGTGTTGCGATTATGTACAGGAAACTTGTTTAGAAATTACTTGGACAGACCTCATAAATAATTTGTTAAAAGTTGATCATTATGTATTTGATGATTATACCAAAGGTATGTATTTTCAAGTAGATTCAGATGATTTTTCTGATATTTTATTAGAGCTTGAAATTAAATTCCAACCAGTTCAAATTATGACAAATGGTGAATTTAATTATGATATACAACCGATAAGTACTTTTCAAGAATTTAGTCCCCAAATTTATTCATCTTATCAGCTATACAAATGGTTAGGTAAATATTTATTAGATTGGGCAAATCCATTTATTAGTCTAGAAAATATTACTAATGGATCTTATATAAAAAAAAATAAGCCTAGAATTATATCTGGGATTAAATTAATAAAAAGAAATGAATATTTAAATAAATACTACTATTAAAAACCCTTAGAAGTAGGAAATTTAAGATTAGTTGGTACAATAGATCTATCACATAAATGAGGTGTCATTACAATATTGTTTACACATTCACCTTTAATTCTATTAGGAGCATTTGGAACAATATCACAAGCTGCAAATTTAGCATTTGCACATACAGTTAAATTTCTTTTAATTCCTTTCAAATTATCTTCAATATCTGCAAGTTGAACAAAAGATTGAGGTCCAAGTGCAACAGTAGCATTAGAATTTAAATCGCAAGGAGAGCAACCAACAGTTTTTGTTTGGGTTGAACATGGAACATCCTTAGGACCTTTAAAACTTGGGTTAACGTGATAATCTAAAAATAAAGAATAATCACCAGGGGCACATGATGTCTTGGTTTGTTGTGAAATAGCACATGAATCATTAATTAATCTAGAACTTATTCCTGACATTTATATAATATATATTAGAAATTAATTTTATTTTCGATACTAGAATTTTTTATTTAAATATCTAGTGTCTTTGGGTAAAGGATTTGAACCATATACCTCATGCTGAAAATTTCTAAATGTTGGATGAAATCTATCTAACTCGGTGTCTCTAGATGGTCCTTGAACATTACGTGTAAATTCACCATATTTAATTTTACTAAAATCATTAATATTTCCAAATCCAGTATTTGTTTTTGATCCTGCTGGAATATAATTAGAATAATCTAAATTTCTTCTTCTATCACTAACTAATTTAAAACTTCTACCATCA